ATATTATTTATCTAATTGGGCGCATTGCGCCCAATTATCCTTAGCGGTTACCGCCTATTTCACCTGTATTCAGAATTCTTACTGGAATATAGATAAATTCAGCAGCCTTCACTGGTTCGATTGCAACATCAACCCATAGTTCGTTCCGATCGATTCTAGCCGGAGTGTTATTACTCTCGTCGCACTGTACATAATAATCATAGATGCCACGTTTTGCAACTAAATCAATCATTAAGGTTTCAATTACCGCAGCAATTTGTTGTCTAGTCAGTGCATCATTTGGTTCGAATACAAACGGTCTAGCAGCAACCGTTAACTGACGGCGAATATATGCAATTAAACGTGCAACATTAGTTCTGTCAAGTGCGCTTTGTGAGTTATAACTTGTTTTGTTACCGTAATTTAACAATCCATTATTAGTGAAGAATACCAAAGGATTAATAAAGTTAGTATACAATGTGTCGCGTAAACCAACTCGTGTTTTGATTGGGACAAACTCACCGGTACTTCTATTGACGTAACCAATAGCGGTGGCATTTTCAATAATACCACGACGAGTGCCTGCCGCTGCTAACCAAGGGTAAGCAACTGCATCATTTTTTAAGAATGTGCGCAGCATCATATGACTTGGTGGAACCGCTACTAAATTGCCTGATAGGTCTGAGGTTAATCCACTTGGATAAAATAAACCCAAGTATGTATTACGAACGGTCAGACCATCCTCACTTGATGATGAAGCAAGGTCTCCTGCTGAATTAGGACTTAATCCTGCCCATGCTTGAATTTCAGTGGCTTGGTCTGCAAGGCCCAGCGGTGTGTCACCTAGAATATAACCCGTTTCTCCTCGATCTGAATTTAATACAACCATGTTAGGTTGCAATTCAACATAATTCGGACATGCCATCAAATTGAAGAAATTGTCCTCATCTCTAATTTCTAGGTTAGTATCTATCGCGGATTTTAATGCCTTGACTACCATTGCACGCTGCGCCTTGCGGCCCATGTAAGGTGCACCGGTTGTTTGATTGCCACTTACAGTTTCCCATGTGTTTGTCTCGATCGGTAAGGTTTGATCTGGAAACGATGTACTATTAAAATAATTAACCTTGAATTGTTTAACGTTATAACCAGAACGACGGGTATTGAACAATAACATACCAGTCGGATATAACGATGCATCAGGCGCATCTAAATCTAAATAGTTACTGGTCAATAAACTTGCAATTGTGGGTATCGGATCATTTGTTACATTAGTAGATCCATTTGTTGCCCATCGTGCGTCAGCAAATACTACACCGATCGAATTAACCTGATCGGTATTATTGATCAATGCCCATTTATCTTCACCGTTGACAGCTTGCCAACGAGAAATGATTGGATAATTTTCTAAATCGGATGTGTCGATCCATATATCGCCGTATACTAATACAGTACCGTCAGATTGTGTGGTCGGTTTATTAGCAGAAATAATAGGCCCATTAGGATCAGTAGCATTAACACCGGTTGGAGTAGGAAAGCCATTTGTATCATATGCTTGGTTTTTGTAACCTTTCCAATTTCCGTCATAATTGACCATAATATCTACTTGGTCCACTACACTGTAAAACCAATTAGCATTAGCAACTGGATTGGCAATCGGTGCCCCTTCATTAGCAATATAGTCAAATTCTCTCCAATTACTTAATTGCACAGAATATAGACC